CGTTGGTTCAACTAACTCAACCTCACCATTGCGTGGTGCTTTTGTATCAACTCCTGCTGCTATTGCGGGTGTAACAACTTCACCAGCATCTCAGGACTACTGGGTATATGCTGATGGTCGTACAGGTAAGGCAACAATCAATGTTAAAATTGATGGGGTTGTAGTTTCTACCAAGTACTTTACATTTACAGGAAAGCTTGCTACATTGGCAACAACAGCATCAAAGAAGAATGTAGGTATTGGCGAATCGCTAACACTTACAACAACTGGTGCGGATGTAAATGCAAATGCAACAGCAACTCCAGTGGTTACAGCAGTTTCATCTGATGCGACAATTGCAACAGTTACATCTAACGGCACTACAGTTACTGGCGTAAAAGCTGGCACAGCAACAATCACACTAACAAGTGGAACAGTTACATTGGCAGTGCCAGTGACAGTTCTTCCTTTAACTGCACCTGTATTGTCATGGAAGTTTGACAAAGATTCTTATGAATCAGGCGAGAAGATGACACTAATAATTACAGCAGCAGGTATTGCTGATGGTGCTCGTGCAGTGTTTGTTGCTGCACCAGTAGGTAATTTTAACGTTGCTACAGGTTCAGACACTCTAGTTGCTTCACCAGTGTTTGCTGCTGGCGTTGCTACTTACACACTTTACGCACCAGCTACACCAGGTAAGTTCACACTTACTGCAACAGTTGGCGCAGCAGTTGATACTGAAGCGGTAATCATTACTGCTGGTGGTACACGTACAACTGTATCTCTTTCAACAACAGTTACTAACCCAGCCTTAACTGCTGCTAACGAAGCAACAGATGCTGCTAAGGAAGCAATTGCAGCAAGCAACAATGCAAAGGATGCTGCTGATCAAGCAATTGAGGCAGCAGATGCTGCAACAATCGCTGCTCAGGATGCTGCTGCTGCTGCTGAAAAAGCAGGAGAAATGGCTGTAGAAGCTGCTGAAGCTGCTGGTGCAATTGCACAAGACGCTCTAGATGCAGCTAATGCTGCAACTGATGCTGCTCTATCAGCTGCTGAGGCTGCAGATGCTGCTACAGCTGCTGCAACAGAAGCTAAAGAATCTGCAGATGCTGCTACAGCAGCAGTTGCTGCTCTTTCAGCTGAAGTAGCTAAGTTAATGGCTGCTTTGACTGCAAAGGTAACAACCTTGAGCACACTAGTTGCCAAGATTGCAAAGAAGGTTAAGGCTTAATTAGTTAAGAAGTAATAAGTTAGAGGGTTGGCTAAGTGCCAGCCCTCTTTCTTTTGCAATAAAATGATATAATAGCCTTATTAATCATTACGATTAGGAGGGCATTATTAAAAAACTATTAAGAATTCTAATGGTTACATCATTAGTCCTAGCCCCCTTATTTTTAATAATGGAAAAAGCTCATGCAGCAGAAGGTTTAACTGCTGAAGTACATAATGTACTTGGTCAGAATGGTTCCCCCTACATACCACAAGGAGATACCGCAACAGCAACAACAAATGTACCTAACATTGACTTTCAGTGGGGTAGTGGAAGTGTCCTTGGTGGTCCTTCAGAAGATGTTATTGTAAGATTTACTGGATCAATTCTTAGTAATACTACTCAAGACATATCATTTTTAGCACAAGCAGATGACGGAACTAAGCTTTACGTTGATGGCATAAATATAACAAACGATTGGTTTGATAAGGGTGGTGGGGGAACCGTAAGCTCCCCAGTATCATTTACAGCAGGAGTCCCAAAGACCATAGAGTTACTGTACTATGAAAATGGTGGTGGTGCTTGGGTTCAACTACTATGGGATCAGTCTGGATCTATGCAGGTTATTCCAGCATCAGCATTTACTTCACAAGCAGCACCAGTAGTAAAAACAATAGGGGCTCCAAGAAATTTAACAATAAGTAGTGGACAGACATCAACAGTATTAAATTGGGAAGCGCCGAACACTGGCAACACGCAACCAGAAAGATATGCGATTAGTTTTAATTGTTCTGGTTGCAATGGCTGGGGAATTGCTACTGGGAATGTTGGCGGACCAAATTCATTAAATACAACAATTACAATTGATCATTCCTTGTTAAATGGACTTATGCCAGCAGGGACAGTATGGTCATTCCATATCAGATCAGATAATGATACATTTTCTCTTTACTCTGAAAATTCAAATGTTGTTACTGGGTCTACATATGTAGCACCTGCTCCAGAACCTACTCCTGAACCTACACCAACCCCTACCCCTACTGGACCAACTGCTGAAGAAATTGCAATTGCAGAACAAGTGGCAGCCCAGCTAGCTGCACAACAAGCGGAAGCAGCAAGAATTGCCGCTGAAATTGAGGCTGCAAGAGTAGCTGCAGAGGCAGCAGCACAAGCAGAAGCTAACAGAATTGCTGCAGAAGCAGCAGCACAAGAAGTAGCAAGACTTCAAGCAGAAGCTGCAGCATTGTTGGCTGCACAGCAAGAAGCTGCAAGAATAGCAGCCATTACTGCAGAAGTAGCAAGACTTGCAGAGGTTGCTAGACTTGCAGAGGTTGCTAGGTTAGCAGAGGTAGAAAGGCTTGCAGAGATTGCTAGGTTAGCAGAAGCAGCAAGATTGGTAGAAGTGGCAAGGCTTGCAGAGGTAGCAAGATTAGCAGAAGCTGCCAGACTAGCAGAAGCAGAAAGACTTGAGGCTGAAAGAATTGCAGCAGAGGTTGAGGCTGCTCGTATAGCAGCAGAGGCTGAAGCTGCAAGGATAGCAGAAGAGGTTGAGGCTGCTCGTATAGCAGCAGAAGAAGCAGCCCAAGCAGAGGCTGACAGAATTGCAGCGGAAGAAGCAGCAGCAGAAGAAGAAAGAATTAAAGCGGAAGCAGAAGCAAAAGCAGAAGCTGATCGCATAGAAGCAGAAATTGAAGCAGCAAGAATTCAAGCAGAGATAGAAGCCCAAGCAGAAGCAGATCGTATTGCAGAAGAAGTTAAAGCAGCAGAAGAAAAAGCAGAGGCAGAAGCAAAGGCAGAGGCTGACAGAATTGCAGCGGAAGAAGCAGCAAAAGCGGAAGCAATAAGACAAGCAGAAGAAGATGCTAAGGCTGAAGAAGAAAGACTTGCTGCAGAAGCTGCTGCAAAGGCTGAAGAGGAAAGAATAGCTGCTGAGGAAAAAGCAAGGCTTGCAGAAGAAGCCAGAGCCAAAGCAGCAGCAGATGCTAAGGCAGTAGAAGAAGCCAAACAAGAGGCAGCAGCCAAAGCTAAAGAAGAGGCACGTTTAGAAGCAGAAAGAATTGCTGCAGAAAAAGCAAAGAATGAAACAACTAAAGAAGAAGTTAAAGAAGCAGTAGCAGCAGTAATTACTGGTAATACTATTACTCAGGCACAAGCTAATGAAGTTGTTAATACTTTAATGGCTGATGGAAATGTTAGTAAGGCTGAGGTTGCTAATCTTGTAGAAGTATTGACTGCCGATGGCGGTAAGTTAAATGAATCAGAAAAGTCATTAGTTGCAGACGCTCTTGTTGCACAAGCAGATGGAGAAGCTCTAAGTTCTGAGCAAATTAAAGATTCTGGAATTGAGTATAAAGATCTTCCAAAAGAAACTCCTATTGATGTAAGAACAGATGAGCAAGGAAATGCAGTTGTTATTACTGCAGAAGTAGCAGCACAAGTTGAACTATTACAAGATCCAGCAGCATTGCTTCAAGAAGCATTCTCAGATCCTGGAGCAGCTTTAGCAGCACTTGGAAGTATTGGTGCTGATATGTCAACAGAAGAAAGAGAAGAAGCAACAGATATGGTTGTTGCAACAGTCGTGGCAGCAGGAGCAGCTATTAATGCAGCAGCTGTAGCTGCGGGTGGAGCAACGGGTGGAAGTACGGGTGGTGGAAGTTCTGGTGGAGGATCTAACTCGCCAGCATCGAGAGGAGGAAGAAGATGGTAAGAATAGTAAAAAATATCCTAAAGGATATGGTAGACCAGGCATGGACTCTCCTTGGAATGTTTATAGCCTGGGTAGTTTTGGACGGTAGTGCTAAGACAATTGTTGGATATGGAATCATGGCAACAACAACCCTATGGATACTAACTAGTCCAATTAGAAACAAGGAGGAATAAAATGGCAACCAGAAAAACAGTAGTAGAACCCCCTAAAAAAGAGCACCCACAAAAAGCAATAACAAATATTCTTATGAGAATTTTAGCGGTATTCGCAGCATCAGGACTATCAGTCTTAGGAGCAGGAGCAGTAGTAGGAATTGATACTATGCAGGCTGTATTCTTAGCAGGACTATTAGGCGTAGCCACAGTTATTGAAAGACTGGCAAGAGCTTTTTTGGACGATGGAAAGCTTACATTAGCAGAGATTAATGAAGCCTTTAAATCAGTAGACAAAAAGGCTAGTTAGTCATATTTAGCCTTTGTTGACAGCCCTCCATAGGGATGATATACTTAGATATATCTACTTGGGGAGGGTTTTGTCATGACTTGTATCGCTGTTGTACGCCATGAAAATAAAATATATATGGCTGGAGATCGTGGTGCATCAGACGATGGTACTATTCTAGCATTGACTGCCCCTAAAGTTTGGAAGCTTGGTCCCTACTTAATTGGGTATGCTGGGTCTATGGATGGTGAAAGACTTCGCTATAATTTTAATCCAGATATTCCAGATCTTCGTGACACAGATAAGTTTATGCAAACCAAATTTATCAAACAACTTAAAAAGTTTTATACAGACTGGTGGGTTGATACAGGTAAAGATTCAGACTTTGGTTTGATAATTGCAGTTAAAGGACAGATCTACGAACATAGTTCTTCAGATATGTCTTTATCAAAGTATGAAGTAGACTACCTTGCTATGGGATCTGGAGCAGAATATGCTTATGGTGCACTTCATGCTACAGAAAAAATTAAAGATCCACGTAGACGATTACAGTCAGCTGTTGGAGCAGCAATAAAATTTTCTCCAACCTGTATGGGTCCAATCGATATCGTAAGCGTTTAGGAGAGTCATGATAAAAGACGAAGATAAATTTGAATTTGATATTTGGATGAACAATGGAATTGATAGAGGATGGATATCTCCTGTGTTTTGTAATACACATGAAGGAGATCCATACATGACAGATGAAGAGATGCAAGAGTGGGAAGATGGCGGAGACCCATGCATGTTTGTATTTAAACTTAAAGACCACTAATATATGATATAATTATTAGATACCTGCTCGAATGAGGGGTATATTAACTTATTCGCTTGAAAGGGGAATAAAATGGTAAATAGTTTCACAATGGATCTTTTCAATGATCCTTTTTTTATTGGGTTTAATAGAAACCTAACACAGTTAAACAATGCATATAATACAAACAAGCAATCTTACCCTCCGTATGATCTTCTTAAACTAGATGAAGATACATATAGACTTTCACTTGCTGTTGCAGGGTTTACAAAAGAAGACATTGGGGTAAATGTAGATAATGGAACCCTTGTTATTAAGGGAGAAATTACAGAAGTAACAGATGCTGAAGTTGTTCATAAAGGTATTGCAGGTCGCAAGTTTACACGATCATTTGCTCTTGGTGAATATATGGAGGTAACTGGAGCTGATCTTAAGGACGGTATGTTGCACATAAATATTGATCGCATCGTTCCTGAAGAAAAAAAACCAAAAACAATTAAAATCAAGTAGTACAATATAAATGTCCCCACACAGGACCTTAGTGATGGATTAGTTACCCATTAAC